GACAATTTTATCTGGAGGTGAGATAAAAGAAGATTCAAAAGTAATTTTTATTGAAGAACAGAGGTTACATTAATGGCAATTACATACAGAGGCGAAAGATTTAGCGGTTACAACAAACCCAAAAGAACGCCTGGTAAATCAAAGAAGTTTGCTGTCTTAGCAAAGCAAGGCGACAAAACTAAACTCATTCGTTTTGGCGATCCAAACATGACAATCAAAAAAAGCAGTCCAGCTAGAAGAAAATCTTTTAGGGCTAGACACAGATGCGATACCAGTCCACCAAGTAAACTAACCGCAAGATATTGGTCTTGCAAAAAATGGTAAATTAATATGGCAAAGAAGAAAAAAAGTCCAACTCCTACAAACCCAAGTCTATACTCCAGAGTAAAGGCTGAAGCAAAAAGAAAATTCAAAGTTTATCCAAGTGCTTATGCAAATGCTTGGTTGGTTCGTGAATATAAGAAACGAGGCGGCGGGTATAGATAATGGCCAAAGGACTAAAAGAGTGGTTTCAAGAAGAATGGGTAGACATTGGCGCACCTAAAAAAGGTGGTGGCTATAAAAAATGTGGTAGATCAAAACTTAAATCTGATCGCAAAAGAAAATACCCAAAGTGTGTACCCAAAGCAAAAGCTGCCAAGATGACTAAAAAACAAATAACAAGCGCAGTAAGAAGAAAAAGGGCTGTAAAACAAGGCGTTGGTGGTAAACCAACAAATGTAAAAACCATTATTAAAAAAAAATAGGAGTAATATTATGAAATTTTTTAGTAACTTATGGGGTAAACTAACTAATACAGAACAGGTACAAGTTAGAACCAGAAACAAAAAAGGCCAATACATACCTGACGATAAGTCCACACCAAAGGTGAATGAGGCTTACAAAACTGTTAGAGTTAAAAAAACAACTAAAAAGAAAAAGGAGAAGTAGTATGCCAGGATATACAAAAGGATACGGAAAACCAATGAAGCCTAAAAAGAAAAAAGGCAAAAAGAAAAAAGGTAGATAATTATGCCATTTAAAAAATATTCACCCAAACAAAAAAAACTTGCTCGGGTAGCAAAACCTCGTAATAAAATTACTGGGGCTGATTTTGCAAAACTTAGAGCCAAAAAGAAAAAGAAGAAATGATTAAAAAGAAAAAAGTTACAGTAAAAGGCGTTAATGTTTCATCTTTAAATAAAAGACAGCAAACAGCCATGAAAAATCATGGGAAACATCATACAAAAAAACATATTTCTATGATGGTCAATGACATGAAAAAAGGTGCAACCTTTGGACAATCACATAAAAAGGCCATGAAAAAAGTAGGTAAATAATTGAGTGATGCTGTTGCTCTTATTACCGAAGTAGGCTTCCCGATAGCCGCTGCTTTAGGTCTTGGTGTTTTCGTTTGGAAACTTATAAACAGGATCATTGATGGTATGGAAACTAAGCTAGATACCTTAGATGAAAAAGTCCAGACTAGCTTAGACACAATGGAAGAGCGAGTTAGCACAAAACTAGATAGTCAATATGGCATTATTGTCAGTCTAATTGACAGAGTAAGAGCCGTTGACAATCAAAGTATAAGACAAGACGTATTGTTAAAAACCTTGTTAGGCGTACCCAACTTAGTTGATATAGAAAAGATAGCAAAGGCGGAAAGGGATGACCAAAGGAAAGACTAAAAAACAACTTCAAGAAGAAGCTGCAAAAACGAGAATATTAATTTGGATGATGTTTATAGGTCTAATTATGTTTATAAGTATTATTGCTATTAATATAAACGCAGACACAATCACACATAAATTTAAGTCCCCAAGTTTCAATGGCATTGGTACATCTTCACATTACCTAACCATAGAAAATCAAGAGTTTAGTCGTAAACTAACTATCAAAGAAGAAATCAAAGCATTACAAGATGAAATAGAGCGCGAAAAAGAAAACAGTACATTAGCTAGGTTTATGCGTAACCTTGAATCAAGAGTATATGCAGAGTTGTCTAGGCAGTTGGTCAACAATCTGTTTGGAGAAACGCCACAAAATGCAGGTACAATAACACTAGAGGGCAACACTATTGAATATACAAGTGATGGTGTAACATTAACCCTAATTATAACCGAGCAAGATGGAACAATTACTCAAATCGTTATCCCTATTGGTACTTTCACTTTCTAGCTGTTCTATATTTGACCAGTACGAAGATACTTACGAACAAAGATTTTCAAGCAAAGACATAGTATCAATACAAGATCTACAATCTGTAGAACTTAAAAACGTACCTATACCACAGGTTAGTCCTGTTGTTGCTGTATATCCAACTGCTTTTACAGATCAAACTGGTCAAAGAAAAAGCAACAGCGAGTTTGCTTTATTTAGCACGGCCATAACACAACAACCAAACGCACTACTTATAAGAGCCTTAAAACACGCTGGTAACGGAAAGTTTTTTAGGGTGGTTGAACGAGTAGGACTAGATAACCTTACCAAAGAACGACAGCTTATAAGATCCGCAAGAGAGCAAACCGCAACTGAAGAAGAGAAAAAGAAAGCACTAAGACCTTTATTATTTGCTGGTATATTGATAGAGGGTGCTGTTATATCTTACGAAGCTAACCTAGAATCTGGTGGTATAGGTGCCAGATATTTAGGCATTGGTAACAGCGTACAATACAGAGAAGATAACATAACTGTAAGTCTGCGCATGGTTTCCGTTGCAACAGGTGAGGTGTTACTAGAAGTATTAAGTCAAAAGACTATATTTAGCTATGGCAAATCAGAGGACGTATTTAGGTTTATTGAAGCAAATACCGAACTGGTGGAAATAGAACTAGGAAACGCACGAAATGAATCATCAACCATAGCACTAATGAAAGCCATTGAGGGAGGTGTGTTAGAAATAGTTAAGTCTGGGTATGATAGAGGTTTTTGGGTTTTACAAACCACAGACCAAGGAGTAGAATTACATGATGAAATCAAAATTGATAAGCCTGATTGTGATGCTGACTGCATTGACAACATACGCGGCTGATAACGAAATTTACGTAGATCAATCTGGTACTGGTGCAAACATAGACCTAGAACAACTGGGTATATCTAATATCATTGGCGGTCTTAATTCTACAGCAGGTAGTGTGAACGCATTTGATTTAGATGGTAATACTATGACACTTGATATCAATATGATTGGTGCAACTAACAAGTTTCTTGGTGATATATTTGCTGACACATTTACAGGTTTGTATGAGTTTGATGGCGGAACTAACTCATTTACTATTCAGGTAGATCCTACAGATACCTATAGTGCTGATGGCTCAAACCAAAATGTTGATGTTACAGGTAGTGGTAATACATTTACATTAAATCAAGGCACAACAGCATTAGCTGCATCACTTGACTTAGATTGGATTATTAATGGTTCAAATAACACAGTTACATCAAATATAAATATTGATGGTGCTACTAACTACATGGATATAGATGGTTCTGACAATACAGTAACTTATACAGGTACAGGTGTTAATGCATCAGCAGGTGGATATTTTTGGTTAGATCATACTGGCGGTTCAAGAACTTTTAATATCTCACAACTGAGTACACAAGACAATGACTGGCTTAAAATCATATCCGTTTCTGGTACTGCTGCTTCTACTGTTTGCGTTATCCAAAACGACCAAGGTACAAGCACAAGCTGTTAATATTGGCGATATATCTGAGCTAAACGGCTCGGCTCAAATAGTCAGAGATAAAACCTACAATGCTGATCTTGATTTTGCTATACAAAGTAATGATGAAGCGATAACAAAAGATGGCCGTATGGCTATTACCTTTTTAGATGATTCTGTAGTAAAACTAACAGAGTTTTCAGAACTGTTAATAGATGAATACATTTACGATCCTGATCCAAGCAAAGCAAAAATGGCACTTACCTTTGGACTTGGTACAGCCAGGTTTATTACAGGTAATCTAAATCGCATAGATAAACAAAATATAAAATTAAAAACACCTACTGCAAATATAGCAATACGTGGTACTGACTTTACCGCAACAGTTGATGAACTTGGTCGTAGTTTAATTATTCTCTTGCCTGACAAATATGGTTTATCAAGTGGTGAGATATTAGTAACTACAGGCATGGGAACAGTAACACTAAACAAACCTTACCAGGCAACTACTGTAAGCGTTTTTGAATCAACACCAACCAAACCAGTAGTATTAGATCTGACACTTGATGTTATAGATAATATGTTGATCGTAACACCACCTAAAGAAGAAGCAGTTATAGAAGAGGAAGCTACAACAACACAAACAGATAGCGTGTTAGATTTTAATGATCTTGATATAGATTATCTTGCAGAAGATTATTTAAAAGAAGATAGTTTAGAATTTACAGAACTTGATATAAATTACCTTGACGTAAACTACTTAGAAGATTTACTAAATGTGCTTGATGCACTAGCCGTTGCAGAAGAAGAGGATCAGTTAGCACAGGCTACTAGCACACAAATAGCTGGTACTTTGTTAGGTAAAGATCCAGATACACAAATAACTGCTTTAATTACTGGTAATGTGGTTAGTTTGCGAAGAGAGGTAAATGAAAGTGTAAGAGTAGATTTGGATGGCAGTAGCGCTTACACAGTTATTTTGATACAAGACGGAGTATCTAATATAATAAAAATAAATGGCGGAAGCGATAGTGTTATTACTATCACTCAAAGTGATTAAATGAACAAACTATTATTACCTTTACTTATAATACTTGCACTTCCTATAATCTTTGAAAGCACACCAACAGAAATACTAAAACTAAAAGTGTATGACACTTTTGTTCAAACCCCAGAAGAATCTGGCAATTTTGTAATACTAAACATAACAGAAGAAGATATAGAACGTGAGGGTGGCTGGCCCCTACCAAGACAAAGATTAGCACAAATACAAGTTGATCTTATTAACGAGGGTGCAATAGGCGTTGGCTGGGTGGTAAGTTTCCCCCAAGCTGATCGTATGGGTGGTGATGATATGTTTGCACAAACATTAGAATTTGCTCCGTCTGTATTGGCTATGTTTGAAGATGGTAAGGGTAACTATCCTAGTTCGCCTGGCACAGTTGTTTTAGGAGAAGATATTGGTGGTATAATTTCTTCGGGAGTAAAGGAAAACCTACCTCAACTATCTAAACACGCATTACAAGGTTTAGCCGTTGCTCCCACAGATATAGACCAGCTAGTTCGCAGAATACCTTTATTAGTAAAAACTCCAAATGATGAATGGTTGCCTAGTTTTGGCACACAGATATACAAAGCACTATTTGACGTAAAAACTTATATTATAAAAACTAATGATAATGGTATAGAAGAAATATCAATAAGAGGAATACCACCAGTCAAGACAGATAGCCTTGGTCGTAAATGGATAAGTTGGGTTGATACAAAACAAACTACACTTAAAGAAATGAGCGTTGCTAACAAGTTTGTATTTGTTGGCGTAACTGCTAACGGAGTAATGCCACAAATTGCAACTCCAGTTGGTTTGTTAGAGCCTCACAAAATCCAAGCTGCATTATCCGAATCAATCTTAATACAAAACTCTCCGTATATACCTGATTGGTCAAAAGCAGCCGAAATTTTGATTTTGGCGATTTTTGTGTCGCTGGTGTGGTTCACAATCAATTATTTCAATGTAGTTAAGGGTGCAAGTATAGTTGTAATTTTCTTGCTTACTACGGGCTTCTCAGGAGTTTTTAGCATCCAAAAGGGCATTTTATTAGATTTTTCATGGACTTTTGTATCACAAATCTTTACATCTACTATTGCTTTCTATTTAAACTATCAAAAACAATATAAATTACGCCAACAGATCAAAAAACAATTTGAACATTATCTTGATCCTAGACAAGTAAAACAATTACAAGATAATCCAGACTTGTTAAAACTTGGTGGCGAAAAAAAATATTGCACTTTTTTATTTACTGATGTCAGAGGATTTACAAATCTATCTGAAAAATTACCACCAGAACAGGTTACAGATATTATGAACAAAGTTTTGACAGAGCAGGTAACTTGCATACAAGCGCATGGTGGTATGGTTGATAAATTTATAGGTGATGCTTGTATGGCAATATTTAATGCACCGCTTGACATAGATAATCACGAAAAAAAAGCAATAGCTTGCGCACAAGACATGAGAACAGCTATAAAAAAATTACAAAAAACTTTACCAGAACCAGTTGCTATTGGTATAGGTGTAAATACTGGGTATGCAGTTGTAGGCAATATGGGATCTAATTCTAGGTTTGATTATTCTGCTATTGGCGACGCAGTAAATACAGCTGCAAGGTTAGAATCAGCTACCAAAGATGTAGGCGAAGATATACTCGTTGGCGAAAATACTGCAAAAAAATGTGATTTTAGGTTAAAATCACTACAACCTATAAAAGTAAAAGGCAAAAAGAACTATTTAAAAATATATACAGTTTGATGACTATTAAAAAAATGACAGTTAAAGATGTTGCTGAAAGACTTACAAAGTTAGAAACAATATCACACGAACGCTGGAAAACTGCTTTCAATGAGTTTTCAGAAATCAAAGAAGAAATCACTAGAATTAATTTAACTATAAAAACTGCAACATTTGGTGTGTTTGGATTTTTAGGCGCACTATCTATTGCAGTTGTAACATCAATGTTGGTCTAATATGAAAGGTTTATTGAAAAATATTGTAGGTGCTGTTGCGCCTACTATCGGTTCAGCTATGGGCGGTCCTTTAGGCAATATGGCTATGGGTAAAATAGCAGAGGTATTGGGAGTATCTAACGATCAAAAAACAATACAACAAGCAATACAAAATGCTACGCCAGAGCAAATGCTTGAACTAAAAAAAGCAGAACAAGAGTTTGAAGTACAAATGAAAGAACTTGATGTAGATGTATTTAAACTTGAAACACAAGACAAACAACACGCGCGAGGTATGTTTAGCAAGGATTGGACAGCTAGAATTATAGGATTATTTACCATAGGTGGATTTCTTGGATATATATTTTTAGTTACCTTACAACCACCAGAACAAAACAGCGAAGCACTTATTAATCTAGTTCTTGGTTATCTTGGAGGTTTGGCTAGTGCAATCATATCTTTTTATTTTGGTGCTTCACATACGCCTGACGATAAATGACAAATCCAGATGCTTTTGTTTACAAAGTAGCTTTAGAAAAAGTTATTGACGGAGATACTGTTCGTCTAAAAACTATTGATCTAGGCTTTTCTGTAAAACTGCACAACAAATCTGTACGTATTGCAGGTATTGACACACCAGAATCACGGATCAATACCAAAAGACAACCACACAGAACAAAAGAAAAAGAACTTGGCTTACTTGCTAAATCAAAATTGAAAGAATGGTTAGTTGGGGATATAACATTGAAATCTTATGGAACTGACAA